TTAAAGTTTTGGCGGGGAAAACGTTGTTCACGTCAACGTTTGTCGTGACGGGGTAAAGATAATCCACCGCCCGCCCCAAGGTGTCAACCCCCGCCGCGAATGCAAGAACGACCGTAGATGTTGCGCCCGGTATGCGCCATGCCGTAGCGGATTGTCTTTTGATGACTTGCAATTGCCCCGTGGTTGCGTCGGATGGGCCACTAAGGGCGCAATTACGGGAACGAGCGGGAAGCACCCCGTTTAAAATCAACGTGCCGTCTTGGGTGCCGTCAATGCGAACCTTTAAAAATTCGTCACGGTTTCCCAGCTTTTGCGCTTGGGCGTTTGCATATCCCGTTGTCGGTTCGTCGGAACCGTCAAACGCTGGAGTTCCCCCAAGGGCTTGTGTGGTGGTTTCAAGTTTGAATATATCCTTCCATTCTGAAACCAATGTAAGTTTTGCCATAATTTTATATGAATCTAAGTTCTACTAATTTGCTTCTAACGTTCTTATTTTCGTTTATCACGTCGGTTATCAACGCCTCTGTGGTGGGCGAAACAGGCACCCCGTTGTTGTCAATTTCAACCGAAAACCAATACCATTTTCCCGCCCCATAATTCCAATCACCGTTAAATGTCCAAGTACCGTCATAAACTTTGATAAACGGCATTAGCCGTTCTTGTATGGTGACGTTTGGAAAACCAATCGCCGCCAAACTGTTCTTTATCGCCGCTGGGGTTCCTTTGTAGCGGTGAATTTCGATAGCCCGTTTAATCAACGCCCGCCGCTCCGCTTCCGTCGTGGCCGCGTTCCATCCTTTAACCCCTAATACGTCGAATTGTTCCGCCAAATAGATAAGCGCATCCGCTGTGACGTTGTCCACCAAATACACCAAAAGCGATTCGGTAGGCACCGCCTCAAATCGGGTGCCTATCAATTTAGCAAGTGCCGCAAAGTGGGGGGATTGTGATAATCCCGTTGCAAGTGATGCCATTATCCTGCTACTTGTGAAGTGACGCTTACCGTGATTGCGGTACAGTAGGCAAATTCAGTTTCAACACAAATTATATCAGTCCATCCGACAACCTCAACGCTATACACGCCCGTCACCGTGGCGGCGGCGTGTATTGAAGAGAGTATTATATCAAGTCCAAGGCGTGAACGTTTCGCCAAAACAAACGTATCCAAAGCGTCCTCGACTTGTGCCGTCACCGTGTCAATATCCGCCGTGTCATATAGTATCAATTCAACGTCTAGCGTGTATGTGGTGCGTGTTGGTGCGATAACCGTCACTAGGTCGGTCAACGGCCTAACGGTGTCGCTATTCAAAGCCGTTTCCACCGCCGTTAATACAGGCGAAGGAGTGGCGGAACCATCGCCCATTAGCGGATAAACTTCTACCTCCCCATCCCCTGGTGAAATAATCGCCGCGTCTATAATCGCGGGGGATGCGCTGATTGTCCAGTACTTGTACGCCCCCACGCTGCCAGCGTTTGAGTATTGCCCCGATGCCAATTTTATGCGCGTTCTTAATGCTTCGTCTGTTTCAGCATCCGCCCCGCCCGCCGTGGTGTCAGAAGTCGTTACCGATGTCAAAAACGCCTGTACATCCATTATCACATTGACCGTTCCCGCCGTGTAACCGTTCCCCGCTTCGCCCGCCGTCAAACACGATGCCGCTACCGTGGCCGATGTAACGCCGCTCAATACATTTGCCGCCTCGTTTGTGGCGAATATCACCAACCCGTCCGTAGTCGTTACGCGGGTTCCCGCTGGGATTGTAACGCCCGTGTGAACGCCCAAAGTAAACTCTAAATCTACTTCAGCGGGTGCCGCTGGTAATCTTAAAACGCCCACCAATTCGCCCAAATAATCCAACATTGGCGCGTTTGCAAAAGATACGAGCATCTGTTCCGCCGCCCCTTGGATGGAAGAACGCAACAGACCCTCCCGATATGCAAGCACATCAATTATCAACCGTTCTGCTTGTGCTGGCTGTAACGTTACGCCCGCCAACGCCTCGTATTGCGTGATAATATCGGCCGTAAGTGCCGCCACGTCCGTGGATATAAATACAGGTGCGCTCATAGTATTATTGAATTTGTGCCGCCGCCGCTAGGACTGCCCCACGTTACGTTAAATTCTGTCTGTCCGTCCGCCGCCACGGTGAACGTGATTGTTTTTACCTCCGCCCTCGGTTCAAATAGTTTGATAGATGCCAACATATCCGCCCTTAAAAGTGGTGCCGCGATATTTACGGGTTTGTCCAAAAAACTCATAAGGTCAACGCCAAAAGTAGGCCGCAAAGGGGAACTGCCCTTTTGAGTGGACATGATAAGTTGCACACATTGCCCAATGTCGTCAGCCCCCACAAGGCGGGTGCCAAAATCCGTAATTGATGCGCTCCAATTTGCCATAATGCAAAGATAATAATATTTATGGAATTGGTGTAGATGGTGCGCCCGTTGCCGCCGTTGGGTGCTTGTGTGTCAATAGGGTAATCAATCCGCCCGCGCCCGCTTTTACGTCCGCTTGTGAAATAATATTGCCCGTTGCGGTAACGGTTCCCGTTATTTCGACATTGCCCACAATATCCACCGCGCCCGTGATATTGGCCGTGGTGCATTCTATGTTCACTTCGCCCTCACAAACTACCGTCAACGTGCTTGTAAGTCGGTCGTACTTTACTACGGTGCCGTCGCTAAATTCCACACATTCCACATCCTCCCCCGCGTCCGTTGGGGGGGTGTCCTCCGTCGAATAAATCGCCCCAAGTATTACGCCCATTTCCCAACGCTCATCCATCAACACCGCAACCTGTTCGCCTTCGTCGGGCAAATGGTAATGTTTGTTTGACACGGCACCCGTGACGATAACAGGAATGGGCATTGATACGATGCCATCCGTTAACGACATTACACGGCATTTGCAAGATTCCGCGATTCGTTCCGTGATTATCCCAAATTGCACCATTAGTTCGCCATTTTTTTGAGTTGACATTCCGTTGTATATCCCGATGAGGTGAAAGTGTGTGTAGATTCTTTGATAGTGAAACGCCCCGACAAAACCCCAAACCCGTCTATCCTTAGATTATTTCCCGATACTAAATATGTGTTCCCGTCCGTCGTTATCGTGGCCGTTTTCGCTTCTGAATTTGCCGCGCTCAACGCTGCCTTAGCCTTGGTTTCAGCCGCCGCCCGACCTTCTGCGCGTTCCTCTATTTCCAAGTCGTCACCGCCCGTCGTTTGGTCGTATTCAACGCCGTCCTCTTCGCCCGCCTCGATAGTGGATTCAGTTAATGCTTTGCTGTCGGGGTCGTGATATGCCACACGGGCGCGCTTGTAAACCCCCGCCGTTTTATCCCTGAATGAATAACTTATCAAATCGGCACGGCCTAGCGTCAAAACCTCAGTTCCGCTTTCAATGTCCGCCGTTGCCGTGAACGCTAACTTAGTATCTTTGACGGAAAAGATAAGCCCGTAAGTGGCCGCGATACGCGCCAAAAACTCCAAGTCCGTTTCGTTTTTTTGCGTTACCCTTCCTACCCTAATGCCGTCTAATTTTGACGTGGTGCGACTATATGAATAGTCTTTCAATCTCGCTACCATCGCGGATATTTGCGCCGCCATGTGTTTGATATATCGCTCCCAGCGGGTCGAACTTGATAGCATTTTCCGATATTCAACCAGTTCCGCCGCGTCCTTTGTTTTCCCTTTTTGGCGTAGCGTGATAATCACAGCATCCAACCTGACCACGATACCTAAAACCCCGATTCGATAGGCCACTTCCGACAACGTTTGACCCGCCAACAACTCCGCTGCAATGGCCGTCAATATCTCCCGTTCTTGCGTGAACGCAACCGCGCCCGCGTCCGTCCGTACCGTTCCATCCACTATTTCCAAACCGTTGCGGTCTGCGATTGTTTGCGCTATCTCTCTTAACGGAATGCCCTCGTGTGCAGAACTTCTTTTCGTCCGTAGCGTCGAATTTACGGCCATAGATAACGCCCTTAGTTGCACAGTATCGGGTGGTCCCGAAAACTCTATTTCGTCAACTTGGAATTTCCCACAGTCCAAAAGTGGTTCGCCTTCGTACCCAATACCGACCTCCAAGCGGTCGCCTTTTGCAGGGTACCAAGTATTTTTCCACACGCCGTCAATGTCGTGCATATCAATTACCACCTCATCCGCCTCGCCTTTTAATTTGTCGGTAAAAGTCAACGCCGTAATCATTGGCAGTAGTTCCGCCGTGATATTGCGCCCTTCATAGGTCACGGATATGGTCGGTTTTTTTACCTTTTCCACGGCGGCATTAATGATGGTGATACGGTGGAATTAGTCTGAACCTCTTGCACGGGGAGTATTACCACCGTTCCCGCCTGTATTTCGTCACGGGCTGGGATAGCTGGATTGACGGCCATTATTTCGGGGAACCGATTAGCGTCGCCGTAGGCGGCAAACGCCAACAAATCCCAGCGGTCGCCCGCCACCGTCGTGTATTGCGTGTATGTCATTTGCGTGTGGCGTATAAGGTGATAAATGGAACCGACAACCGCCTAAACTCCCGTGTTGCTAGGTCTAACGCGGCGGATTGTGTCAGTAATTCAGCAATATCCAACAACGCCGCCGCGTCATCCGCCGCGTCAATGTTGACGATAAGCGATTCGGCAGCCGTATCAAGCAAATCAAGTATGTCCGTGATGTCCGAAATATAGGCCACCGCGTCACGGGTTGCGTCGTACAACGGTGAATCTACCACCGCGTCCGCCGCCGTTGTCAACGTGGCGTAATTTGCCCGCATCAACCGCGATGCTCTTAGTGTATTCGATGCAGGGTTCCGCGCCGCCGCTGGGGTAATGGATGCCGATTTGACGTTAGATAGGATAGAGTTGTTTTGTACCCCCACCGCCGTAACATTTGCCGCCGCTATGCTCTCCAAGCTTTCCTGTTGAACAGCTGGGGGCGTGATGATAGGCGGCGACCATGTGGATTGCGCGAACCCGTCAACGCCCGCCGTGTCAACTGCCACGGCCTCCCGTAAATCTAGGGATATAGTGGCCGAAAGTATCTTACCATCCCCGCCCCACATCTCACTAGATGTCTTTGATGACGTTATTACATACGTTCCGACAACATCGCCCGCGCCCGTTATCAACGGCACTATTTCGCCGCTTTCAATGTACAAATTCAGTTGCCGTGATATGGTTGCTGGGTCTTGAAAAGAGGCGTGAACGTACAATGTAGCTTGTATAGTGTCAAGTTTTTGCCCCATTAGTTGCAAACGTGGTTTACCATCCAGCATCGTATGTTCTTGCACATTGGATTCCTTGGATTGCTCCATGTTGGAGAACCCTAGCAAACCCTGTAACAGTATATCTCCAAGCTGTGCGTACATTAGTATTTTTTGCGGTTGTCACGTTCTTGCTTTGCTGCCAGTTCGCGCTGAAGCATTGGAAGGAACGACTTTAGTTGTGTCATAATATCGGGGTTTTGCCCCGTTGCCGTGCCGCCCGTCACGTTTATCGTGGGGCTGAAATTTATAGTGGTTGTGCCGCTTCCCGTCGTTACACCAGCAAGCGAAGGGGTATTAGTACCGCCGTAATTTGCGACGGCTTGGGTCACACCCCCCACCGCCCGCATAATGGGGCCAGGCGTTATTGATTGTGCGATTGTTTCCACCAGTTTAATGCGGTGAATATCCCGTAATGCGCCCTCTTTTGCAGGGGAAAACGGTAGATAGTCGCGAATCCCACTTGTGATGTCTGAAATGGCCTGTATAGGTGCCCACGCCATTGATTTCATCCCCTCCCAAAGGGAAGATATAAGATTGACACCAGCGTCGTACATCTTGGAAGGGATGGAATAAACGTAATCCATTATCCCCGTGAAAATACTTACCCAATACGCCCCCAAACCGCTCAAAAACCCTTTTATCCGTTCAAAAGTACGGCCAAAAAACGCCGTGATTGCGCCCCAATTATTGTAAATTAGAACGGTCACGGCTATTACCGCCGCGATAATTACGATAAATGGATTGATAGCACAGACCGCCGCAAATATCCGCATTGCGCCCGTGGCTATTTTGATAACGCCGCCAAATGTGAGCAACGCCACGCCAACCGCCGCAATTCCTTTTACTAAATTAGGATTAGCTTCTACCCACGAGCGGAACGCCATAAGCATGGGGGTGATTGCGGCCATTAATTCAGATACGACGGGCAAAAGTGCCGCCCCCGCTGTTTCAGCTATTTCGCCAAAAGCGATACGCATTTTTGCGCTGCCTGTTGCCGTAGCCGCCGCTACCCCTCCTACTTGCGTTTCGACCGCTTTTAGAATAATGTCTTGCGCCTCAAACAAACGCCCCGATGCGGTCAATGCTTTGATTTTGTCCTGTTCCGCCGCCGTGAATGACACGCCCGACTTTCTTAGTGCTGTGATGCCTTTGATAGGGTCTTGCAACGCCTTACCAAGTTGAACCGATGTTCCCGCCGCGTCGCCAAATCCAGCCGCTGAAAGGTCAAACGCCGCCTTGGTAGCCCTATCAAATACGCCCGACATTCTAGCCGTTTCGTTTGATACGGCGGAAAACGTCGCTAATTTGGCCTGTGCCGCCATGATAGCCTCATCTTCTTGTCCGATTTGCATTGCAAGTGTGGAGGCGTACGCCGCTGATGCTTTCGCCGCCGCGTCCGTAGTTTCCCCCATGCTTTTAAACACTTGGTTCAATCGGTTCGTGGCTACCTCGCTTTCTTCAGCCGCTGAAATAGCCATACCAAGCCCCGCCGTTATCGCTCCGCCCGCTATCAATGCCGTAGTAGCCGCCCCGTCGAACCGCTGTAAAGCGGCCTGTGAACGTGTAATAGCACCGCGCACTCCCTTGGTCATGTTGTCCACGGTGGTCAACATGATTGTGGCCTTCAAAATGCTATTAGTTGCCATTGATTTTTTTGAACGTATTTATTGCAGCGGATAACCAAAACTTGATTTCTTCCGTGTCCATTTCCATTAATTCCTGATAACCCCACGCGGAGAAATGGGCTAAAAACATTAGGTCGTCTCCGCTCCCGCAAAACCCTTACCGACCTCGCCGTAAAGCATAATATAGTCAACGTCGCTAAGTTCATCCAGCATCTGCTCCATGCTCATTTTTGCGCCGTCTATTTCGGTTCTGATTGCCACCAACGCGGCTATCAGTTTGTCTGGGTCGGTTCCCGCGATACGTTGCGCCGCCATTACGTCACGGCCTTTGCCCGCCCTAATTTTGGCGATTTTCCCCGATGGGAGTTTGAGTTCTGTTGTGTCCATTGTAGAGAGTTGGTTTAAATATACGGCGGGCTACGTTTGCAGCCCGCCGTGATTGCTTAGATTCCTAAATTGATGCGGTACTGTGCGAGAACGTCGGAACCGCTGACCTTGTAAACGTTGGTGAGCACGTCAAGTTCAAACAATTCCTCGCCGTCAACAACGCATTTAATGTAGGTGACATTATACGCGGTTTCGGTTTCGATTTGTTCTTGGGCTTTCATCGTTCCCATTTGCGAACCCTTGGGAGTGGCCGTGACGTGGACAACAACGGGCAACTCTTCCAACCGTCCGCCCGCGCCGTAAACGTTCAACGTAGAGCGAATTTGAAGCTGTTGTGCTGCGAAGATGTTGGCGTTCTTTGCCAAAACGTCGGGGTAGTAGGATGTCCATTTGATGGACATTTCCATCTTTTCGAACCCCGTCGGGAGTTCCACTTGTCCAATCATTCCGAGGCCGTTGTGTTCGCTCATTTTGGCCTTCATTTCGGGAAGCGTCACTTCTTGGACTTTGCCCAGTAAGCTGTTGCCGTCCGTGTACACATTGCCATTATCGAGGCGATTTATTGATAAAGCCATTTTGTTGTTGGTTTTGAAAGGTTATTGAATTGCGCGAAGCAAGTTAACATCAATGAAAGTGTTCAACGTGATGCGTTCCGCTGGGCTTGGGGGCATAAACGAAATATCAAACGTGACGTGACCCGCTGCCAGTTCCGCTGCGCTGTTGCTCTCGGGCAAATATTCACACCGTCCGTCAACCAACGCGCCGCGCTGGATAAGGGTACGAATGAAGGCGTTACACGATTCTTTTACCGCGTCGATTACGGCGGCGTTCAAAGGTTTGTCCACGAATTGCAATAAAGGCAACTCAAGCGATTCCGGCAACACGTCACTAGCGCGGCGGGTGCTAATCATGTTGATAGTTGTGGTCACACTTGGATATGCGGCGGAACGGTTGCCCCAAAGCAAGTTACCAGTACCAAAGCCCGCCACGATGGTGGTGATGCCCGCCTCGTTTAAAAGGTTGGCTTCACAAGTAGCGTCGTTCAAACCCCATTGAATCACACGCTCAACGCCCGTGATGCCCTTGATTTGCTTGTTTGACGGGCTAAACCAATAACCGTTTTTGCGGTCGTTTGCGGCGATAAGCCCAGCCACAAACATAGATGCGGGGCGCACCTCGTCTTCGTCTGAATATGGGTCGTAGGCTTGGACTTGGGGATATACCAAATATGCACGGTCGTCTTGTGTGGCGAATGTGTCACCGCCTAGGCCACGGTCTGCGATTGCCTCCGACGGAATCCAATCAGCCACGCCGTCAAGCAGCGCAATGGCACGATATGCCTCGGCGGCGGCGGTCAATTCGTTTGCGATTGCCTGAACTGTTGAATACCACGGCGCAATAAAGATTTTAGGACGGAACCCAAAAGTATTGTAAGCAAGTTCAAACAAGAACATTCCAGTACGAACACCGCTCACATTGTCGCCAATGAATTGGGAATTGGTCACGGTTGCGGGAGTGAGCCGCGTATAGGTAATTTTTATTGTTTGGCCTTCCGTGATGGTGGCGATTGCGCGAAGATTGCCGTACTCATCTAAAGTGTAATCGGTGCCGTAGGTGTAGGTAACGGTTCCCGCGCTGTTCTTTACAACTGCCGCCGTCCTGTCATACGGTGCGTATGTCAATTTGGTAACGCCGTCCGTGATAACGTGAACTTCGCTCGTTTCCGTGTCGATGTTGTCCGCAACACTAAGGACATTGACCACCAGCACCGTGCCGCCGCCGTCTTGTGCAAAGATAGCTTTGAGGGCTTGGGGAATTGTGTAGCCGGGCAACTCTTTGCCGAACTGTGCAGCATCCGCCGTGCCAGTTACGAGGGTCAATGTGTTGACATTCCCAGCAGGAGCAAGCCCGATAAGGCCAATAACCCCCGTGCGAACCTCCCTAACGGCAACCGCGCCGTTTGTCAGTTCAATACTTTCTATACCATGAAGAAAACTAGGCATATTTTTTTGTTTTATTTGTTAAGATTCTTTTTCCTTTTTTTCTTTCTTGGGCTTTTCAACCGCTTCCACGGGTTCCGCAACTTCCACCACCTCGGCAACTTCTTGAATCAATCCGCGTGTGGTGTATGCGGGGTTTACCCATTCGGGCGTAAAGATTTCGCCCGCTAGTGCATAGACCATATTACCGCTTGGAAGGGTATAGGGGATGCGCGTTCTACTGATATTCTTGAATTTTGCCATGTTGTTTTATATTTGCAAAGATAAACAAATTATTCTCCATCTTTAAAGATTATAGGCGGCTCTTCTTGCACGTCGTACTTTTCCGCCATAAACGCGGTGTGTTCTTCCGCGTCGTCAAACTCCCACAGCGTAACGCCGTCGTAATACGTCGGGTTTGTTGTTTCCGCCGTCGGGCGACCTGTTGCGTCGCATTCAATCGCTTTCATACTTTTTTAGATACGCTAAGAAATTCAGAGGTAATAGTATCAGCCGCGTTACCGCATTTCCCCGATACTATAATATAAACATTATTGTTTAGATTCATTGTAATTGTGGCCTTTGCCGCTGTGGTAGAGTTGGCCATTTGGTCGGTTAAGCTAGTGCCAACCGCCGCCGTAATTTGCGATAATAAACTGGTGCATACAACACGCCTTGCAAGTGGCGCGTTTCTAGTGCTAGAAATAGAGGTTATAACGGCCATTTGCACGGCACCGCTTAATGTGTTTGAACTATTATACCAAAGTTTGATTTCTTGGTTTCCCGCCGTGCCTAATTTTGTCGCCCAAGCCTCAATTTCTACCAAGTCGCCCGCAACAATTGAACCCGCTGGGATTAGTACCGCGTGTAAATATGTGTCTGTTGTGGCCGATGTGCTGGCGGGGGTTGTTGTTTTGCTCGTATACGTTCCGCTTGCGCCCGTGGCTCCAGTACTTCCTGTTGCGCCTGTCGAACCAGTTGCGCCCGTATCGCCTTTCGAGGCCATGAGAGCGAAGTAAGTAGCGTTTGTGGGAATATTACCCGTGCTTGCTAGGATGCAATTATAGGTAGAACCGTTGTATGTTACCACGTCATAAGGGGCATATGTAGTGCCGCCCGCGTATGCGCCCAAAAAATTAAATCCCTCACCGTCCGCCCCGTCGTTACCATCCGCGCCATTCGTTCCGTTGGTGCCATTCGTTCCCGCCGCGCCCGTGGCTCCTGCTGCTCCAGTTGCGCCCCGTGGCCCCGTCCGTCCGTACAACTCAACCACCGTTCCCGTGCGCTCCAAAATGGCCGCTTCCAATGTCTTAGATGTTGATATTTGTACGGTTACGTTCATGCTGTTGCGGTCGCTAAGGGGCTAAAGTTTGCAAGATAAATTGTTTCAGTTTCGTGTTTGCCGTCGGGAAAATCGTCATCATCAATCACTAGTGTGACTTCTAAAATCAACCTCGCTACCTTTGGCGGGTCGGGTGCTTCCCATAGTTGCGTTTCTGTTCTAAAAATTAGTACGTTGCACTTGTTTGGGTCTGCATCTACAATAATTTGTTCCGCGCCCGTTTCTGTTTTCTTGCACGTTTTGACCAGCGTAGAATCTATTTTGATGCCCACAATAACGTCCAGCAACTCCGTGAACGTGTACGTTCCCAAGTCCAGCGTTATGCGGCTGTCTTCGCCCTGAAAGAGCGTCGTTTCCATTGGTGTTAATAGATTCATATCGCGGGTGCGTTTGCGGTGTCAACTTGCTCTAGTTCTCCGTCCGTGTCTATCGTGTCCATGTTGCCCGTTATTTGCGTAATTAGCGGGCTTGTGTCCTCTTCCAAATATTGTACAACCAAAGCAGTACATTCAAATGTCATGTGATATGTCCAGTATCCTGCAAAGCCGTCGGGGTCGGGTTCAAAGGTCACGGATTTGACCGTCAACCTATTGCAGCCTTCCACCTGATAGCCTACCAACATTTTTTTAACCGTGCCTACTAGGTACATCGCGCCCAATACCAATTGATACATCTTTGAGGCCTCAACAACTACCAACACGGTCAAAGTTTCTTGTTGTGATACCACTCCTACGCTCTGCTGTGGCTCAAACTGCGAACCAGCGTAAAGAACTTTAATACATGGGATTTCTGCGGGGTGGGGCGCATTCGTTTCTTCAGCTTCGATTTCCGCCTCATATATCGCCGTCACAAATACGCCCAGCGGCTCCAGTTGTTGGAGGCGTGACACGATGGATTGTATGGCTATATGCGGGTTCAATTTGTTCTGACTAGATAAACGGCGATTGTTTTGCCGTCGTGTAATAGTTGCGCTTTTCGCGGTGAATATGTCCGTTCTTCGATTGTCACTACCTCTTTTTTCCCCGACCGTATCAACTCAAATAAGCCCGTAAAATTACCAAGAAAGTACTCCATATAGAAGTCCTGCGGGGTATATGTAACGGGGCCAACTTTGTCTTTTTCGGTCGGTTCCCTAAAGAGTACTTGTGCTGTTTGCATTTCACCACCGCCCGACGGCTCCCAAGTGGCCTCGTACCCAAAGGCCGTGGCTATTGTAGCGGCGAGTGCCACTTGGAGAGCGTCGAAAGGATTTGCCATCTTTAAGCGTCTTGTAAGCCTACGGCGCGAAGGTTAGCCAAAAGAGTGTTGTGTGATGTTTTGAGCGCGTTGGCCAATGCAATGGCTGTGGCCAAATCACTGGCGTTTGTAGTGGAAACATCAACAAGTGCGGCGGCTTGTGGGGGCGCGCCCGCTTCGTACAAAAGCACCTCCACGACCGTGGCGGCACTTACGGCAGAAGCGGCGGCAATGCCAATCGGCGTGTCGCTTGTGGTTTTTGTTACCTCGGTTCCGCTCCAAAACACGCGGTCACCTTGGGTAATAACGAGAGGGGCAGCTTTGACCAATTCAAACACGCCGCAAATTTGCAGCTGAATGGTGTCGCCACTTACGCCACTATTGAGGGGAACGCCCGTTAATTTACCCTGCGTCACGGGGGTGCCAGCGGTGAAAGTCGCGCCAGCGGTTACGGCGAGAACGTCGCCCGGTTGCTTATAATTTTGTGCCATTTTTTTAAGTTTGAAATTATTATGAAAGTACGGACGGCATGGATTTCGCCACACCGCCCGCCCAACTCTCTATTCTTAGGCTCCAGCGTCCGTTACGGCACCTCTCCAGCCCACAGCGTCAACGCCAAAGTCGTGGCGTACCTTCCAGCTTACGCCGTCCGTGCCAAACTCGTTTTGCATTTCCAAGTAGGGGTTTTGGTTGCCGTCCAAGAAAGACACCTGAATAACAGGCTCCATCGTGGGGTCTGCGAACATATAACGGCGGGTGCCGCTAAGGCGTGGCGTTCCGACAACTTGACGGAAAAGTCCGTTCACAAGGTTGGGGATGGTGCCGTTGCCGTTGCTGTTCACAATGAATTGCGATTCGTTCAACCTGCGAGCGGTGTCCTCCAATGCGATAGGCACCAACAACACGTTGGGTTCCAAATCAAGGTAGTCAACGCCGTTGATGTCCATTTGCGATTTCATCAACACTTTGTCAGCAATAAGGGCAGCTTCCGCGATTGCGTCACCGCCGCCAATGTTGCCGTGATTGGCATGGAAAAGCGTGTAAGTGTCGCTCATAGTGGGGCCAAGTCCGCTGTTTTCGGCCAACAAAGCGTACACGGCAACTTCGATGCTACGGGCGGCGGAACGGCCTAGGCTGGTAGCCAAGCGGTTGAACGCGCCCATGTCGTCATTGATAATCATTTGACGGCTAATATCAATGATTGCGCCGCGTGTTTTGGCGGTGGTGGTTTCTTTCGTTCCGTCACCGATTGCAATGCGGCGGTACTCGGCACCTTCAGGCACAATGTCCAAGGATGCAAGGCCACCAGTACGGTAGAAATTGTGCGCACGGAAGTCGCTCACCGTGCCAACGGCACAGAAAGAACGCCATGTGTCAGCGGCGGCAACATACGCGCCCAAAAGGGTTTTGTGAAGGACATTCCCCAAGAGGATAGGAAAGTCGGACGTGTTGGACACGGCACGAAGCGCGTGACCGACAACTTCCATTTTGTCCATGCCCTGTGTTTTTACGCCCCGACGCTCCAAGCTGCGTTTTGCCATTTCCAAAAGGGTCATCCCTTTGAATTGGTTGGCGTTGCGCATCCTAGCGTCGTCTTTGCGCACTTCTTCGCCCGCTGGTGTGGCGGTACGGAGTAGGATAGCGTCTGTCATTGCGGCGCGAAACCCTTCTGTTTCCAAGTCACGGCCTACGGCGGTGCCACGGGTGCCCGCGTTTGGGTCTTGGGCTGCGAACTCGTCAATGATGGCGGCACGGCATTCGTCAAGCGTTTGCCCGTTGTCAATGAATTTCACGGCGAAATCAGCGGTTAAGCCAGCTTTGCGCACGGCCTCGTTAATTTCCTTCACCCTGTTGCGCTCTGTTTCCACGGCGGCCTTGCGAACTGCCTCCGTATCAACGGGGGCAACGGGGGCAACGGGTGGTACTACGGCAACGGGTGGTACTTGGATTTCTTTTTCCTGTTCCATTTCGTTGTTGTTGTTGTTAATAATGTTGACTTCGTATTTGTCGGGGGATTCCTCGCCCCTAATTTTGCTTTGTACATCTGCTGGCATTGGCACCAATGAAATCTCCATCGGCTCCCAATCCACCGCCTTATAAGTCGGGGTTTCCCCATCAATGATAGGGCTACGCTCGTAGGCGTGAACCTGATACCCCACGGAAATAGAACGGATAATGCCGTCCTGTATATCCTGCCAAATCGGCTCTACTTCCTCTCTTTTTGAAAGGCGGATAACCGCAACGCCCCGACCTTGTTCTATCCGTGCGCTTTCGACTACACCGATTTGCCCGTCAACGCCCGTCACTCCCGTGTAGTTGCTATGGTCGTTCAACACGGGCGCGCCGTTGTTCAATCGCTCCATCCTAACGTGACCTTTTGCGAAAGATAGGACTTCGTTGAAATCCGTGTCGTTCCGCCAATCGTAACGCCTTACGGGTGCGTCCGTGGCGAACACTACCTCAACGGTGCGCTCTTCCGCGTTTGCGGTCGAAGGCGTTACCGTGGCAACCGCCCGCGTTTGGTCTATTTGTGCTTTTCTTTTATCCATTGTTCTGCTGTTGTGGTGGTGAATCTTCAAACCCCGCCGCCGCTACCGTCGTATCTAAATAAGGTTGAACCGTGCCAGCCTTCATAACTTTGCGGGGGTCGCTATCCAAAATCAACCCAAGGTTGTCAAGTTTTGCGTTGTCGGCGGCCATTTCCGCAAATACCTCATCGGGGTCGTAGCCTAGCATCCTCAACGCCTCGGACTGTGAAATCAAACCTGCCCTAATAGAATTGATTACGGCGGGAACGTCTTGAGCGGGGTTTATCATTTCCCTTTTCGGTGTTGTCCATGTTGCGGTGACTGATTTACCGCCACGGCCTGCAAGTTCCGCGCCCGTCACAAACCACTCAAATGCCGCTTTGCAAAACATAGGGATGATTATACGCCCCTGCCAATCGCCAATATTACGCGCCATTTCCAGCCAGCCCATGCGGCCACTACTGAATGACGTATTAGCAAGGTCGCCCGTCATTGATTCGTATGTGATGCCGTAACCGCTTGCAATGCGCTGGAGCATATTACGGCTATAATCTGAATATCCATCAGCTGGGGGAGGTGACGCAAATGTAACAGTTTTGCCCGGTGGCAAGTATTCGATAACGCCCGGCTCAACTCTTCCCGCCTCCTCTCTTTCTTCGCTCCGTGCCGTCGTTAGTTCCGTTTGGTCTTGGATGAATACGGAAAAACAGGCCGCTATCTTTTGGCGTACCAGTTGCGCGTCCACAAACTCGTCATAATCTCTCTGATTGATAAAAGTGGATGCCCCGAAAGGAATACCCCTGACTTGTGACGGACGTTGTATGTCGTAAATATGTAGCACCTCGGTTGCTGGGATTCGTTTTGAATCGGCGGACATTGCAAGCAAATCGCCTGGGTGCCGTTCAAATAACCAATACGCCACACGTTCCCCGCTGTTGTTGAACTCTATTCCGTTGATGATGTACCCCGATTCTATTTCAAAAGTCTTTAGGTGGTCTATGTGGTCACACTCCAGCACCTGTAATCTGATAGGCACCCCACTTGCTGTTTTCGCTACCCTTCTTTTCAAAACCAACGCTTCGCCGCTTTCCGCAACCGTGCGCATAATAAGTTTTTGAAGGCCGTAGAAATCCATTTGCCCGCCGTAGTCACAGTCGGTAGTTTCGCCCCACGCCTGCCATGCTTTTTTTGCTTTGGCGTTTGCGATGTTTGGCCTTATGCCCGTGCCTATGGTGTTGTTTTGTATTACTTGGATAGCTTTGAACGCGGGCGCACAGTTGCGCACCAAATCGCGGGAACGTTCCCTAAGCGTAAACAAGTCCGCTGAAATTTCGGTATTGGCGGACGTGCCACGGGTCAACCAATTTTGTGTTCTCCGACCCTTTGCCGCGCCCTCGTACTTTCTCCCCACCACGTCTAATGCCAACCGCGCCCGTTCACGACGTAAGGCCGTGGCGGGTGAAAAGTAGGCTATTGTACGTTCAAAAATATTCATTCAAAGCCTTTTGAGAACGTGGAAAAAACACGGGATGAAGCGGGTGAGGTCAAACCCAAGTCATCCATTATCAATTTTCGGACGGATAGCATTTCGCTTAAATCCCTATACTCCACCTCTTTATCCGCATACTTGACCTTTCGCGCCCCCGTTTTAATGGCGGCGTTCAATGCGTCTAAATCTGCTTGAATAAAGTCCATTCAATAATTGTTTGGTGCAAATATACAACAAATTCTATATTTCATTGAAATATTTTCAATAAACACAATTATTTTTTATCATTCGTCTAACGGTCGCCCCAAAAGCTGCTTTGGCGTTGTACTCTTTTGGGCTGCTCTATCCTTTTTGCGGTCAACCCCCCGACGGTCTGCCAGTCCAATTCTTGAAATCTGTCCATGCCTTTGATGTGCGCCGCCGCCCGTGCGTACACACGGCAGTCCAGCGGCTCGTTTCGCTCGTAATTCTTTACCCATACGTATCTTTTGTACCCCCTGACAACTCGGAACTCCACAGCTTCCGCCGTCAACCCTTTGAAGTAGTGTGAATCGTACTGCGGAAAATGACAGTAACCTTCAGGGGCTTCGCTCTCGATTTTTTCTTGACGAAGCCATCCGTACAATTCCGATTTAATGACACTTACCCCGATATTCCACAACGCCACACGGCCTATTTTCTTGCCGCCCTGCGACCTGTTCACCGTCCTAGGTGCTGACACCATCAACGGCTGTGCCTCTTGACCTTTAACGGGAATTACCCTGCTACCATCAAACCTTGCACAAAAATTATATACGTGCTGGGTATTATAACCACTATCCACGGCCATCATTGTGAGGGGCAACGTATAACCGTCCTCCCGTTCCCATGATTCGTTAACGACTTTCGCCAAATCATCCCACACATTTTTGTTTGAAGTGTCGCCCATTAACACGCGGTAATCAATCGAATAGGATATTTTACCCCTGCACCATCCCACTATTTCAAGTTCTATCCTATCCTTTTGAACGTCAACTCCAGCCGTCAAAAAACAAACGTCCTTCCCTACCGTGTTGGGCTTGTAATTTTCCCGACGGTTGTATAGAT